TTAAGCAATTGTCTCGTGGCAAGAGCGATTACTCTTTACGTATGAGTGGCTTGGGCAGACCTATGTGTCAACAGTGGCATGATAAAAATGGATCTCCTAAAGAGGTGCAGTATAATTCCATCATGCGTTTTTTATTTGGAGATATAATAGAGGCTATCTCTATGGTAGTTTTAAAATCTGCTGGAGTAAATATAGAATCCGAACAAGAGAGAGTTAAATTAGATTTAGATGTGTGTGAACTTAATGGTACACTAGATGTTGTCATAGATGGCAAAGTGTGGGATATAAAATCAGCATCCCCCTATGCTTTTTCTAAAAAGTTTGGTGGAGAGTTCGGTGGGTACAATAAAGTAAAAGAAGATGACACCTTTGGATATATCATGCAAGCACACCTGTACAGCAAAGCAAAGAACATGCCTTTTGGTGGGTGGATTGTTGTAGATAAAGCTTCGGGTGAGTGGGCTGTTTGTGAAGCACCAGACCAACAAGAAGAAGACTGTGCAGAGCAGATAGCAAAAGCTAAAAAGACTGCTAAAATAATGTTGGCAGATAAACCGTTGAAGAAAGAATTTAAAGATAAAGAAGAAACTTTCCGTGTACAAAGCGGGCCAAGGAAAGGTGAGATAGTTGCTACAGGAAACAGAGTAATGCACTCCGTGTGTGGTTTCTGTGATTATAGAGCCCAGTGTTGGCCTGACTCACAGTTGCACAAGAAAGTAGGAACACAAGCGACCCAACGACCATTTGTTTGGTATACAAAATTAAAGAAAAGAGAGATTGTGTTGTGATATACCTGTCTACAGAAATAACCATAGGAGATAGTTATGTAAATGGAAGTGTATACTTTGCCTACCAAGAATGTGATAAACTTTTTGGTGGGGATAGTATCATAAAAGAATTACGTAATAGACCTAATGGTATACCCATAAGAATGTCGCAGACATTTGACCTAGACGAGCCTTGGGGTGATGACAGGCTTGAAGAACATATGGAGAAAATAGATTATGATTTAGATATATTAGCTATAAAAGCAAAGAAACGAGATAGTTTAGTAGTTTTACACTGGACAGGAATAGAAGAACACCGTAGCATTCTAAAACAGAGTGCACCTAAAACTTTTACGTATTTTAATGATAAGTTTGAGGAAATAATATTTAAAAACTTGCCGAGGGTATAATGGTACTAAGACATCACGGCTACCGATCAGACTTTGAGTTGTCTATCGCTGTAGCTTTCAATAGAAATAATATAAAATTTAAATATGAATCGGAGAAAATAGATTATGTTAGGCATTCTACTTATAATCCTGACTTTACTATAGATGGTAAAGATTTCCTTATAGAGGCAAAGGGTCTCTTCTCTACAGCAGACAGAGGTAAACACCTGTTGATTAAGAAACAACACCCAGAAATTGATTTAAGATTTTTGTTTATGAGAGCAAGTAATAAACTTTATAAGGGTTCTAAAACTACATATGCTGGGTGGTGTGAACGGTACGGTTTTAAATGGTGCGAAGGATTTTTACCACAAGAGTGGTTGGATGAATAGGGAAGATTTAAAAGGTTACAGAGATAGACTTCCCTCGGGCATGTATGTTATACTGCTTAAACCTGATGGGGAGGATGGGGTTAGCCTTGCTGTAATAGACACACACAATGTTGGCGATAATCATGTAGATCTATCTTATATTCTTTCTAGGGGTGTGTTGTCTCTATTGGCCAATGATATGGATATGATAAAGGAAAGAGGGCAAAGTGTTATATTGGAGGAAATGAGAGACGAAACTAAACTTCCTATAATTGATAGTCTTATGGACAGGACAGAACCTACCGCACGTATACAAAAAGATAATATTGTGTCTATATTTGGAGATGATGATGATCAGCAGTAGTTCAAAAAGAAAGAAAAAAGAATTTAATAGCCACAGTGATATGATTAAGCAATCTGTAAAAGGAAAAGATAGGCAGGTAGGTGGTGACCATTATATAGATTTTAAAATTATGCCCATTGAATACATTTCAAAAAATAAACTTGACTTCCTTGAGGGAAATATTGTAAAGTATATATCTCGTCATAGAAAAAAGAACGGGGCAGAGGACATAAGAAAAGTCATACATTATGCAGAATTAATATTAGAATTAGAATATGGAGAAGATTAGATGGCATCATTACTCGGAGGAAATTATTTACCAACAGAATATCAGTCGTTTATACATATGTCTAGATATTCTCGGTGGTTAGAAAAAGAAGGCAGAAGAGAAGGTTGGAGTGAGACAGTAAATAGGCTTGTTTCATTCTTTCGTCAAAAGGTAGAAGGAGTTGATGAAAAATCTTGGGAGGATGTAGAAGAAGCTATACTATCTCTTCAAGTCATGCCTAGTATGAGAGCACTTATGACTGCTGGTAAAGCTTTAGAGAGAGAGAATATTGCTGGCTATAACTGTTCGTATATACCGATAGATAGTCCAAGAGCTTTTGATGAAGTTTTGTACATCCTTATGAATGGCACTGGAGTAGGGTTCTCTGTAGAGAGACAGTACGTTGATAAGTTGCCTACTGTGCCTGATGTAGAGTTTGAACATACAGAGGATGTGATATCCGTTGTGGATTCTAAAGAAGGTTGGTCTAAAGCTTTTAGAGATTTGGTATCCTACCTTTACACAGGGAGAGTACCTAAAATTAATGTGTCTAAGGTTAGGCCGGCTGGTGCAAGACTTAAAACATTTGGTGGTAGGGCCAGTGGGCCCCAACCCCTTGTAAATCTCTTTGACTTTACTATTCTTAAATTTAAAGATGCAAGAGGGAGAAAGCTTTCCTCTATGGAATGTCATGATATTGTCTGTAAGACTGGAGATGTTGTAGTAGTTGGTGGTGTACGTAGGTCAGCCCTTATATCTCTATCTAATCTATCCGACCAACGGATACGTACAGCTAAAACAGGAGATTGGTGGACTACTAATCCAGAGAGAACAATGGCTAATAACTCTGTTGCTTATACAGAGAAGCCTGATGCCGGTATGTTTATGAAAGAGTGGCTGTCCCTCTACGAAAGTAAATCTGGTGAGAGGGGTATCTTTAATAGGACATCTGCTCAAAAGAAAGCTGCTGAGAATGGTAGACGAGATGCTAACTGGGAGTTTGGTACTAATCCTTGTAGTGAAATAATACTACGACCTAATCAGTTCTGTAACTTAACAGAAGTGGTAGTACGTTCTGGGGATACAATGGCCTCCCTTACAAGAAAGGTACAGATTGCAACCTTGCTAGGTACAATACAATCTACTCTTACTGACTTTACTTACTTACGAAAGAGATGGCAGAATAATACAGAGGAAGAGAGATTACTTGGTGTATCTCTTACTGGTATTATGGATAGTACTTTGATGAATGGTAAAGAGGGTGGGTTAGAAAAAAGATTAGAAACTTTAAGGAGTGTTGCTGTAGAGGCCAATAGTTATTGGGCACTCAAGTTTGGTATAAACCAAAGTACAGCCATTACTTGTGTTAAGCCTTCTGGTACGGTTAGTCAGTTAGTAGATAGTGCTAGTGGTATACATGCAAGACACAACCCTTATTACATACGAACAGTACGAGGAGATAACAAAGACCCCCTCACTGAATTTTTGATTAACTCTGGCATACCTAATGAGCCAGAAATTAAAGCTAACGAAGAATCTAAAGATATAACCGTGTTCTCCTTTCCGATGAAAGCACCCATAGGTTCTGTTTGTAGAAACGATATGTCTGCAATAGAACAGCTTGAGTTATGGAAGATTTATGCAAAGCACTGGTGTGAGCATAAGCCTTCTGTTACCATTTCGGTAAAGGAAAATGAATGGGTGCCTGTTGGTGCGTGGTGTTGGGAAAATTTTGAACATCTAAGTGGTGTCTCCTTTCTCCCCTTTTCCGACCACACGTACATACAGGCTCCCTATCAAGATATAACTGAGAAAGAATATAAGAAACTTGTAAAAAAAATGCCCGCAACTTTAGATTGGAAAAAGTTACAGGACTTTGAAAAGGAAGATAATACGAAGGGATCACAGGAATTAGCCTGTACTGCCGGAGTGTGTGAGTTGGTGGATATATAGTGAAGTGTGCTAAACCTATAATAGCTACAGAGGATGCCGGGTTAATTAGAAAAGTTATAGCCTACTACATCAAGTATTCATCGCCCCCCGATAAAGAAGTAGAAGAAAAACTTCTAAATCTATTTCACAGACTAGGAAGATTGGAAAAATAAGATGGCTGAAGCAAGCCTGTTTGAACTATCCGTAAAAGTTAACACAGATGGTAAAATAGTAAC